ACAAATTGTAGTGTAGTCTGGCGCTATCCAATTTAACCCACAAAGATGGATGAGACTTTGAACAAAGCCAGTGACCATGCGTAAAGACAATCGAAAGAGAGATTTAATCATTAGGCAGCATTGGATAGCTGCGTCGGAGTAAGTTTGATTTCGTCCTTGTTTGCCTTTTGATGGGGCATACCATTGCGTAGCAGGATCAAACCAAATGGCAATATTTCCACGATTAATGAGAGCTCGGTTATATGAAGACCAATTGATTGTGCGATAAATTTTAGGTGTCGACTTATTCATTTGAAAATTATATTGTGGAATAAGCCTTTAGAGATAGGTTTGTGCAACAAAGCCGATTTAAACTGAAATTTCTTTTCGTATTTAATTTCCAGCTTATCTAAAGCTTCAGTAAATTCTTCTTCAGCTTTTAGATACTTTTCAGTAGCCTTAGGTAAAGCTTTATTGCGTGCTTTTTTCTTATAAAGCTTTTTATTAGTTAAATAAGTGTAGTCATCAACTTCCATATCTAACCCTTTTAATGCGTGATAAGAAATGAAAAAAAAACCATCAGCAAATGATTTAAGTTTAATAAATGAAAAACTTAAAAATCTCGATGACTCAATAAAAGAATTATTAGAGTCAACTTATGAATTTTTTGATAATGACCAATACTATAGTATTGAATCCGCTTTTCTACTTGATCATGCTCTTAATATAAAAATGCATTTTTACAAATCATATCCGGAATTGGCACCGGAGCATTTAAAAGATGTTGAGCATAACCGAATTATCCATATTGAAAATACTCAAGTATCACATACACGCGAAAAGAACCCCGAGGATAGCTTGGATCAAATTCAGCCTAAATACTCAAAAAATGAGAATTAATTAGCCTACTTCTTAAAAAAATGCCCTGCCAAAATTAGATATTTAGCAGGGCTTGTTGTGCCGCAATCCGTCCGGCAAAAGTTTTTTGAATTACTTTTATAATCTCTTTCCTATTACTGCGTTTGAATCTTACGAAATGAGCTATCAGCATTTTTGACTGTAGTATTAGCATTCGCTATTGACTGTTCAGCTTGGCTAATAAGTATTGAGGTTTTCGACTTCTTTTCAGGTTGAGACAAAGCATGATAAGCAAAGTAAACAACTGAAGAACCAACGATGGCTATAGCTAAGATCTTTAACATAGGCTAACACGTATTTAGGACCGCGCTATTTTAATAATTTGTGATGAAATTATCATTATTTTCGGAAAATTAAAAAATCTGTAATATCAAAGCTCTCAACTAAAAGTTGCAAAAAACATACAACTTGAATGACTACAATCGCTGGCTATTCTCATAAACCCGCAACTATCCATTAAATCCATAATTAAAAAACCCGCTTCCAAATAGAAGCGGGTCACAAAAACAAAAACTTTCAGCGCAGTATTTGAAATGAATCATATATGGATATTCATATATATGCAACTACAAATTCAATGATGAAATCCATAAAAAAACCACTCTTATATAAGAGTGGACTAGTGAATCTCACTAAAACCTGAAATCCTAAGCTAGGTACGCTTAGTATTTATATCTTATTTGATATTTAAACTATTAACAATAATCAGAACTCAAGCGTTTTCTGACACTTATTGTAAGTAAAAAGCTAGTTTTTAGGTGCCAATAAATTTCAATTGAGATTACTTGTCTAATAGGTACAAAAGGGTTCGATCGACTTTTCTCTCTTTTCTTTTTTGCTCAAGTTCCTGTTGATATTCTTCTTCTGAAATTACTTTTCTATTAGGTGTAGATTCAATATATGGTGAATAACCCCTATTATTAGCATACCTATTTTCTCTGTAATATTGTGATTTATCATAATCAGTCATATTCGCCGTTTGTAATAGAATGTCATTACTTCGCTCTGCCCTTCTAAAAATTTGATTTGTACGATCTATTTTTTGTTGATTTGATAACTCAAAAAAATTAACTTTCTCACGACTGTTATTATTTTGAATCCCTTCATCTTTAGCAATTAAGATAGAAGGTTTTTTTTCGAAAAAATCATCAGCACTGTACGCTGGGCTAATAATCAATAAACCTAAAAAAATTAGTAATATTCTAATCATAAAATTCTTATGCTCATTACAAAATATTGGAATACATAAATTTTATATAACTTTAATAAAAAATCTATTGCTGCGTATCTTATTCTTTTGGTTTTTCCTTTACTTCTAAACAAACACTTAAGCTTATAGAATCCATAAAAAAAGCCCATCTTTCGATGAGCTTTTAAATATCTTACGTGATCTTTATTTACACTTCGACCACTATAACGCAAAAATAGCATTTACCCTGTACAGGGTCAAGTTTTCTTATAGATTCGAAAACATTGATGCACGTATTTATTATCTTTAGATATACTCATTAGGAAATATTCATGAAGATAAAAACAACAATCTTCATCAACTCAAATAAAGAGAACTCCATAGATGAATAAAATCTTCCTATCCGTCCTTTTATTATCTTTATCAGGCTGCGCTGTTTTAATTCCCCCAGCTTATAATCCTGGTGCTGTGATGTCACATTTCAGAGAAGGACAAGCGAGTAAAGACTCTTTCTATGTCAGCTATAAAGGTGATCGTGGTAGCTCACCAGAACAAGCAAGAGATTTTGTTGTTCTACGCGGTGCTGAGTTAGTCATGCAAAATGATTTTCGCTACTTTAAAATTCCCAAAATGAATCAAGGTACTCTTGTGACCTCAAACTATCAAATTGCTTCTGGGGTAAGAAATGATACTTTTCAGCCTATGGTTGAAGCTCAAATCATAGGAGTAAAAGACCCTGGTGCAGATACTGAGGTCTTAGATGCCATTAAGATAGCAAAAGTCTTAAGAATTAAATATCGACTCAACTATAAATTGACACCATTAGAGCTAAAATATAGCTATTAAGACCGAGGCTAAATCCAAGAAAGGAAAATTATTCTTTTATTTTATAAAATAAATATTTCTGTATAGAAGCTTATCATGAAGATAAGCTTCTATAAATTTTCCTGAAAATTAAAAATCGTTCTTTATCCATTGTTCCATTTTTTCTAATAACTCGATCATATTCAACTTGAATAGACCTTCTGAAAAATCAATTGGTTCATCACCTAATTTCCATCCCGATTTCTGTATCTTTTCAAAATAATCTGGATGAAACTTACCGATTTGTGAAATATTTCTGGTCATTGAATCCCATAAAGCTCCATGTTCTGCTGAAATTTCATTAGCTGCAATACTTAAGATCCTGAACATCTCATATGACTCATTACAAAGCTCATAAAAGGCCTTTTCTTCCAATGTATTATAAATTTTTCCACTATTAATGCTTTGAGTTAGTTCTTGGATATCAGCAATATCAGAGTAATCTAAAGGATTACAGTAAATATAATGCTTATCCCAACCAAAGGGATTTCCATTCTTAGCTTCCAGAATTAGCTTTAACGCCCTATTTAGTCTACTCAGTTTTCTTTTTCGATCACGTTTTTCAGGTAAATAAACGTTAAAAACCCAAAATACTGTGCTTACAAGAATTCCAATACATAAGTCTCTAACCAGGCTACTACCAGTATCCCATTTATAAAATGATGATTCGAACCACGTACCCTTCAAATACGGCCAGATAGGATCATCATTGGCTTTAAAATAAAATAATAAGGCAAGACCGCATAATATAAAAATAAGGATTAGTTGTTTATCAATTTTCTCTTTCATCAAAAACCTTTTATGTTATATGTTTAAAGTACAGATAATATTTTATCCATAAATATAATATTTCATCTTAAGTTTTTAAAAATAAATTTTTACAACTATCAACATGCTTAACATTCGGATAACTATTTATGCATAATATCATTCACCATATATTCCGGTTAAGCCTGCTAAACTGATAGTCGTTAAAGTCAGGACTAATAATAATGGTCGATATCGTCGATAGCGCAACCCGTAGCCGTATGATGTCAAATATTAAAGGACGGAATACAAAACCTGAATTGCTCATCCGTAGCCTTCTTCATGCGCAGCGCTTCCGCTTCCGTATCCACCGTAAGGACCTGCCAGGTAAACCTGATATCGTATTACCAAAATACAAGGCTATCATTTTTATACATGGCTGTTTCTGGCATGGCCATCAAAACTGCCGGTTGTTCAAGTTACCTGCCAGCCGTACCGAATTCTGGGAAGCAAAAATTTATAAAAATCAGGAAAATGACCTGAAAGCCAAAGAGCTTATTTTAAGTAGCGGCTGGAGAATATGTACCATCTGGGAGTGTGCAGTACGTCGCTCTAAAAAAGACCCAGTAGCACTTATGGATATTCTGACAAAATGGTTATCTGGTTCTGAACAACTGCTTGAAATAGATGAGCCGATGATTATGCATAAGCAGACAAGCGATACCGTGGTCGAAATTAATATGCCAGCTTCCTGAGCTAGCCTATTCAGTATTGGTTTAATCCAGGTATTGTCCTCTTTTAAATATTTCGTTATCTTTCATACCACTCATGAATTTAAAACAATTTATTCTTTAATTTTAAAAATGTAATCTGGTCTCGAAATGAATCAACAAAATAAAATAGATTTACTGAATGCACTTCATATTCTCATAGCAAACAATGTAATTACAGAGAATGCATATACCAGCAGATATAAAGGTTTTGTAGCAGAACTTGATTTTTTACCATGGATGAGAAAAAACAGGCCTGCAGTTCCACTTTTTACAGGAGGTTACTTTTTACCCGCAGTGAAAAAAGCCGATTCTCTTCAATTCCCCGTCTACTTCACTATTTGCAATTCCTCGCCAGATGAATATATAGAAATTTATAAAAAAATAGCTCTTGTTCCCTGTAAGAGTATGTATTTTATTCAATGGGATGAATCTATACCTGTAAATGAATGGCCTCAAATAGATGTAATGAATATTCAGTATCCTGTTCCGGTACCCCCATTAGTTTGTTACGAGTTTTCAGTACAGGACAATACATTTAAGCAGGTACAATTTAGTACTTTTACTAATAATTTTATCAGCCAGACACCAAGCCGGAGTGCCAATGCAATCACATCCCAAGCTTTCAATGCTGCAATAAATATGCTTCTCCCGTTTGAATATAACGATATTTTAAGTTTATATGTGCAGCGGCTTATATTTGATGGATATATTGGGTATGCCAAGGTTAAAGGAACTCCAAGCGATATTGACTCAATCATTTTTTCAGAAAGCTTAAAAAAATATAGTCTGATTGAGATTAAAGACAAGGATTTGAGTAAAAGGCCCCCTCAGGGATTCGGTATGGATCTTAGACGTATAGATGCCCTACTCAGATTAAGTGAAATTACAGGTTGGCCAACATATTACCTTGTAAGGCATATTAATAATCAGCACGAAAGAAAGTTTCTAGGCTGGAAAATGATCAGTATGGAAAAGTTTAATTCTAAACTGGCATCACCAGTGATTCAGGGTGGAAGCGGGATGGCATCACCCGATGGGCAATATCCAACAAGAATATGCCCAGTTAAGGAATTTAAACCATTAGAATAATTTCAGCTGTTTCTCTGCGACAATCTTTTCAGCCTTATCAAGACAGCTAACCATTTGTCCTGCTACAGCTTCAATCACCTTGACGCATACAGAGTTGCCGAACTGTTTATAGATCTGGCCATGTGAAACGGCATCAACTATATAGTTCTCAGGAAATCCCTGTAAGCGTGCACACTCGCGTGGAGTCAGTTTACGCGGATTCTTGCCATGCTCGGCCTGCGAAATAAGGATTTCCGAGCCGTCCTTGTAATACCGGGCACTTAATGTGTTTGTATATGGACTATCTTCGGTATAAAGCGTATAGCCAAATCCGTTACCCTTGATTCCATGTTCTTCCTTACGGCGCTGGTGTCCTTCCCAGAGGCGATCCGAAATCGTGTAGACATCTTCACTCTTTTTGAGTTTTGAGACATCTTCAAGGATATCACCGAGTCGGGTCTGCTTTTTGGGAGGAACAGGCCAGCTGAAGAGCTCATCAAAGTTACACTCTTCACCAAAGTAATCCTTGTCAAAACCTACAAGGAAAATACGCTCACGGTTCTGTGGCACACCAAAATCTGCAGCGCGAAGTACCTTTACATCAACCCAGTAATTCAGTTTTTCCGAAAGCGCCTTTTTGGTTTCATCAGAAAGCTCAACTTCAAGATCAAGCTCTTCATCAAACTCGCCACGCAAAATCTCGAGAATTGTTTTGAGTGTACGGCCTTTGTCATGCCCCTGCAGCTGCTTCACGTTCTCAAGCAGGAATGCTTTTGGACGTTTCTCGAAAAGAATACGCTGAATCTCAAAGAACATGGTACCGCGGGTATCCTGAAAACCCTGACGCTTACCAGCCTGTGAAAAGGCCTGACACGGGAAACCCCCCAGAAGAATGTCATGATCAGGAATATCAGCTGCCCTGATCTGTGTGATATCACCTGAAGGTAATTCACCAAAATTCGCTGCATAGGTCTTCTGCGCAAACTTGTCCCATTCGGAACTGAATACACACTTCCCTTTTAATTGCTGGAAAGGTAAACGGATTCCGCCAATACCGGCGAAAAGATCAATAAACGTGAATTTATGCTTCTGGTCAGGACGTTCCCTGTACGGAGCTTTATCTGGCAAGGCAATGATCTGTTCCCATTTTGCTTTTGTAGGAACATGCTCGCCACTTTCCCAGCCCCTGACTGTTCTTTCACCATTCTCTTTCATATCAAGCAGCAAAGCGAACTCTTTGAGGGATAACCCCATGTTATTTCTTTTTTGTCTGATATAAGATGAATCAAGATCAACGTACTTCACAATAACTTATCCGCTTTTTGACCCGGTTATTAAACCATGATAGTCATTAAAGCGCAATCATGATTAACAGGATTTATAATGATCCATACAATAGATGACCTTATTAACCAAATATCTACTTATAAAAGTGTTATGTCCCTTACCCGAGTTCCAGGATGGCCATCTATAAGATTTTCAAATACGGGACGGCGTGGAATAAAAGAGTTTGAAATTTCCCTATTATCTTTAGAAAAAACATTTATAGATATAAGAAATCATTTCCCAGTATTTGAAAGTATCTCGAATTACGATGAAACTCCTTGGCGAACTGCTTTTGGAGAGTTTCTGACTGATCCAGTTGTTAATGCTCTATCAACTGTGCAGACATTGCCATTATATTCAGTAATACATAAATTCTTATGTGCAGTTAATGATCTGGAATATATTGAAAAACAAATGCCTCTCACTGAAGAAAATCTTGATAATACAATAGGATTTTTAAATAGACAGGTACAACATTATACAGCTAACTTTATTGCACCTGAGATCACCGCAAATAGTAAGACCCCGCATACAAGAGGTGGCGAAAATATTATCTATTATGGTGCTCCGGGAACTGGGAAAAGTCATGCGATTGATGAGCAAACTGATGATGACAATTCTGTTCGTACAGTGTTTCATCCGGAAACTCAGTACAGTGATTTCGTAGGGTGTCTGAAACCCTCTATGAATAATGATAGTATCGAATATAGTTTCAAACACGGACCTTTCATTGAGGCATTGGTCAAGGCATTAAAGGATCCTGAGCATCATTATTATCTCATCATTGAGGAAATAAACCGCGCACCTGCAGCTGCAGTTTTTGGTGAACTATTCCAGTTGCTAGACAGAGATCCAGCTGGAAAAAGTAAATATAAAATTGATATCAATGATAGGGATTTATTGACCTTATTAACCAAAGAACTATCCGCTCCATTGCCAGCCAATAAACTCTATATTCCAGAAAATCTTAGCCTCTACGCAACAATGAACAGTAGTGATCAGGCTGTTATGCCTCTGGATACGGCATTTAAACGTCGCTGGAAGTTTGAATATAAACCACTTGATTTCACAACTTCACCGTTAGGTAATTTTGAACTCAACACACAAGATGGACCTCAAACTGTAAGCTGGTCTAACTTTGCTCAGGTTGTAAATTCTATTCTATCTTCAGAATCTATTCCTGAAGACCGTCATATGGGTCCATGGTTTGTAAATGAAAACGAGATTAAAGATCCGGAAGATGCAAAGAAAGCCCTGACAGGGAAAATCCTGATGTATCTCTGGGATGATGTTTTACGCCATAGTGAGCGTTCTGTCCTCTTCCATCAGGAGATTAAAACGTTCGGTTCTTTAGTAAAGAAATTTAATGCCGGTGAAATTATTTTCTCGGAAAACTTTGAAAAAAGACTAAAAGAAGAAACTGGTAAGTAAAAATTTAGAGCGAATGATCAGGAAAAACCAGTTTGAAGAATAATCATTATCTGCTAGATAGAAACCCTGTAAATGAACTGCCCACTCCAGTTGCAGACTTTATTCAGGGGCAAGGCCTGTTGAGCTCAATTAATGGCTTGAGAGTTTCATTCTGTGGCCTTGTCTCCTATCAGGAAGAGAATTACTTCTTCTTTCCTCGGCAGTCAGATATAGAAAAAATTAAACTTGCTCCTGAACAATATACAGCCCTTCTGATGCAGGCACTTTTTAAATTTGCCCAAGATTCAAAAACACAGGTCACCAGCCCTGAAGATGGAGCTGACGAAACCGGTTTTGAAAAACTTGAGATGTTCAAATACCTGATTAACGATTTCCAGCAACATGGTATTTTCAAGAACGAAGAAGTTCTTCTAAGGAAGAATTCCGGAAAAACAGACTGGAAAAAAACCATTATCCGGTCGGTTTCTTTCCCCGATGGTTCTGGTCGCCCTGTTTATCTGGATGTGTACGGGAAACAGAGAACTTCTACCAATTCAGAAATTACACGTATTCATGCCGGAATCCTTAAACAGGTATATAAAAACTACGGGTTTATTTTTACAGGCAAGAACAAGGTCCCATATTCATTAAAACAGTATGGTGAAACGTCCCTGTCTACTGATGCCCAGATCTCGGTATTAAAGAATGAAATAAGAAATCACTTTGCCGATCGCCAAACCCTTCTTCTAAAAACGCTTATTGAGTATCTTGAAGCCTATAAGGGTAACGAGCAGAAGAACCAGATCATTGGCGTTACACGTTTTCATGTCGCCTGGGAACACATGCTTTCCAGATGCCTTGATAATGTCATTGATATTAATAGCCGGTTACCCAAACCGGTATTTATAAAGCCGGATGGAACAGCGATACCGGCGAAAAAGTCGGGTATGCGAACTGATATCGTGATTGAAGATAAGGCAGCTAAAAAACTGACTATTCTGGATGCCAAATATTATGAAGCCACTAGTATAGAAAATGCTCCTGGCTGGGCAGATCTCGTTAAACAGTTCTTCTATGAAAAAGCAATTTCAATAATGCCGGAATTTTCAGGCTATCAATTTGAAAATGCCCTGATCTTTCCAGGGCAAAAAAACGCATTTGATAAGATTCATATGCAAAATCAAAAAAATGGTAATTATCTGGATACCGACTTCCCTATCATAAGATGTATTTATATTGATCCAATGATGATTTTTGAAAATTATCATCAAAGAAGAAAAATAAAACTATTTCTTTAAGTTATTAAACTCCAATTTTTTTTCCAATATATTTTACTTCTACCGTATTACCTATAAGTTTGTAATGAATTCTTCCAGCAATACCGGTAAAAAAGAAATGTGCTTCATAACCTTTTAAACCTGCATCATCTAAAGCTTGCTTCCTTTTTTGGTGTTCACCTACAGCATTCTTTAATGAAAAAGTAATTTCAGATTGTTGATCCCATTGTAACAAATCACTATTAACTGTAGCCAAGGTATTATAAATAGAAGTATAAAAATTTCTTAATTCCCTAATATTATCTTTAGCTTCATCTAGTAATTTTATTTGGCTAAGAAAATTATTAGGAGATTCCAAGAACTCTTCAAGTAATGGTGGATTTTCAAATGTTGAAAACCAGCCATGATATGTTGCTACATGATGAGGATTACAAGCATGACGTATTTCAATATTTTCCTCACCCATATCTTCGTCCTCTATATTAAGTAATAGAGCTTCAATAGTTTCTGTTTTCCAATTCAATATTTTTTTATCAAATGAAATAACTAGGGAGTCAAGCAAATATGTCCATATTAATGAGTCATAAGGATGCTGATTATATAAAACCTGCATGCCCCAATAGCTCTCCAATTTACTATCATTTCCTAATGAGTAGGGATTTTTTTGCAAATTTACTTTAAAACTTAAAAGTTCTTCTTTTACAGTATTTTTGAGCTGTTTAGATATATTCTGTAAAATTATACTTTCTGAAATCCTTAATTCAAAAAACCTAGTATTCATATGTATTTGAATATCTGGTCTTATCTTTTTTATAGCTAAAAAGGTCTCACTTAGCTTGCTAATATTACTCGCAAAATGATCTACAATTTCTTCATCACGTAATGATGGGGTATCGTCTAAAAATATAATGTTAGAATTCATAATAAAAATTTAGCTTAATAATTCGTCTAAAGCTTTTTCCCACTCATCAAAGAACCCTTCTGGCCAATTCAAAAATCTGCCATTTTCTTGAAGTTGCGGATATATTACTTGTGTTATCCCTGTTTCATAATCTCGATCAAAATAAAAAACTTCAACATTTTCCGCACTTATTATATTTTTTTTAGTTGCTAATCTAATACCATTTAATAAATGATCACTATGGGTTTCTACAAAAATTTGAACTCCATCTTGAGCACACAACGCTAAAAGAATTCCCAATTTAAGCTGCCCTCTAGGATGCAAATGAGCTTCAGGATTTTCTAATAAAAGAATCGATCCTTGTTTAGCAGTTAAACAGCTTGTAATTATAGGTAAAGAATAAGTTAATCCATATCCCACATTAATAGGTCTTCTATCAGAACTTGTGACTTGAGATTTAGTTTTGTACTTAAAAGCTAGAGTTGTTGCGTCAATATGATCAATCTTCTCTGCTTTCAGCTGCGCACCAGGACTAATTTCTTGTAACCAAGCAGAAATTTGATCTGTTAATTTTAAAGTAGGAGCAATGGTTGTTAGAAAATCCTCAGGAATAGAGGAATATTCTTTTTTCATACAACGCTTCTCAGAAACAATCATATCTTCATTTTGCTGAATATAATCAATAGTATATTCTCCATTTATCCCCAACCAACCAGTTGCTCTATTAAAAGTACTTGCTTGAGGATATGAATTTCTAGGAGAAATTCTATCTGCTTGTATATATTGAAAGTTACTTATATTTTTTTTAAAAATATTGCTATCACCCGAAACATTTCCTTGAATAATATCGTTATTCTCAGACTCATTAATATTATAATTTAAAACTATATTACTAGTCTCTACACTTGTGTTATAACAACTGGAAATATCAATCTTAATACAATTATTTGAGGCTAACTCATATAATATATCACTTGATTTACCGACAGAAATTAAATTCCCCACCAAGAATAAAGTTTCACCGCTTTCATTAATATCTAAAGATTGTTTTAAGAGTGCCAAAACTTGCAATACAGAACTCTTACCAGACCCATTTAAACCAGTTAAAACATTTAACATTTTAAAATTAAAATCTTGTTTAACTATAGATTTAAAGTTTTCAAGTTTTAGGTTTTTTATCATAATATTACTCAGAATATTTTTTAAAAATATTTTCAAATACAGCTTTTCTTATAGAATAAGAGCTGTCTGAACCAGTATTGCTACTAAGCGCATCCAAGAAACTTCTATTATTTTTCATTTCATTTTCTGTATACTCAATCACAGCATCTTTATTTGAAATAAGTTTATTGATTTGATCTTCATTATAAACACCACTTCCTAACAAATATACTTGAATTTCAAATATTGTTTTGTTTATTGGCAATTTTGATGATTTACTGCTATCTAGTTTTCGAAATGCATTTTTGCCATAAATAGCTTTGGCATTTTTCATACCTTTAATGAATTTTATTTCTTCCTCTTCCCATCTCTCACTAGACCATTTTAATATATATTCAACCAAGGTATAGTTCAAAAAATCATCTAAAATATTTTTATCAAATCGTTTCCCATTTGTAGCAAATAAAGCAAAAACACGAAGAACCATTTGATGATCCATAAGTCTCTTTTTAGAAACTTTATTTTCTGTATATTCTAAAAATTTCTCGCTATTAGATATTTTAGATACATGACTTCGCCATATACCAGGATAAATTGCATTACGAATTTCTTGTCCATTAACTGCTAATCCACCTTGATTTAAACGTGCGAAAATATTAAATCGCACCAAATCTGGCGTACTAGGCCTAATGATTGTAGAGGTTATTTCAAGCTCATTGATAGCTCTTTTATAATGTCTAGGAATCTCATTATATGTTTTACCATTTAAATCTGTTAAGTACTGCATATCAGTGAGTTTAAGATCATCAATTTTAAGACGCAGTGATCTTGAAAGCTCCTTACTATTAATAAACTGAAAAATTGCACTTAATCGTTGTAGTCCATCTACTACAGAATAATTTCCTTTATCATCTTCATTAAAATAGAAAGAAGGTAAAGGAATTTTTAATATAACTGATTCAATAAGCCTAGATCTTCTTTTGTTGTCCCATAGATTACTCGCACGTTGAAAATCAGGATCTAATTGTAATTCATCATTCTCAAGCCTATCTAATAGTTTGGAGATTGTCATAGGCTTAACAATAATATCTATCTTCGCAGTATCATATGGTGTCAATACCGTATTTGAAGAAAGTTCGGTTATTGTTTTTTCAGATTCTTTCTCTTCCTGCTCAAATTCTTTTTCTTCTTGCAAGGTTTCCTCCTCTTGACCATCAAGGAAAAAGAGTTCACTTTGTTCAACCATTGAGGAAACCACCTAAAATTTAATCAAAAAATCATGCTATTAAAGTAAAATACGAAACCATTCTGACAAGATAGCTTAATTGATATCCTCATTTAATTTACATATTTACTTCCGTTATTGTAAATTAAATTATATACCAAGAATTGATTGATACCTAGATAACTAATTTAATAAACCCATACCTACAATGCAACACCGCCAAACCACACTTAACATCGCTACGTGCATCTGACTGCGAACGATCTTCTCTGACCATCTCAGGCCATGACTGCCCACGAAAGTAACGGTCAATAATCGCCTCCATCCATTCATCCGTAACTTCACTCTGCCCCATTAAGTCTAAAATCAAGCGTTGTACTGCACGAGCTTCATTATCATCAATCTGGCATTGGGTTTTAGATTTTGTTTTACGAAGCGGATCTGACTCACTCACAAAGTAATTGGCAATGATTTCCCGCTGTTTCTTCTTGCCTAACCGTTTTAAACGGCGCTGCTTTTCAACCTGAACCATCGCTGAGGCAATCGGATTGCTGTAAGCGCCAGAAGGAATACCAGTAAAACTCTTTTGATCTAGCCATGCACCGAACTGATATAACCAACCTTCAAGATCAAACCTAGACCAGTCCACTGAGTGCATAACATGCTTCTTATCGATCATTAGTACGATATCCCCCAACCATTTTCTCTATCTGTTGAACCGCTAAACCTGACTTCACTTGCTCTGTACTGAACCGTAAAACTGTAAAACCCATCATTGCTGCTTCGTTGTATTTCTCCATATCCCCGATGTAACCCTTACCTCTTGTGTGACGCCCACCACCTGCCATCCAGATCCCACCTTCCACCTCAACCAAAATCTTCGTACCGGTAATCAGAAAATCTGCTCTCCATTTGCGTTTCGGATGGAATTTATATTCCTGCTCAAAACTGATCTTGCATGCTCTTAAGTGTGTTGCCAGTACCGTCTCGCCTTCACTTGGTTGTCTAGTACCTTGCTTTGCTGAACGGCGTTTCTTTGTCTTTACTGGAAATAATTCACGGTATTCAGCAATGCTCATTGAAGTCATTTAGACTCACCATTCTTGATTGCTTGCTCGATTGCTTTATCCAATTGGAGTAGCTCGTTGTAATCGGTGTTAGATAGACCACCACGGTTGTATTTGCCTCGTAATTTGTCACGACGAGCAATCGCTTTTTCTAAATCGAAAGTTTCAAGAATTTTCATGCTGCCCCCTGCAATGAACCTTTGAACCCGACTTGTTTGAGATACGGTTCCCATTGTTTAGCCTGAACTGGATCACTAAGTCTTACGGCGATACGTGCTGCAAGTTGGTCGTAGCTTTCCCCTACAGCTGCAAACTGACTTGCGAACTCAGGATGTTGTGAAAGTTTTTGAGCGAAGGTGTGAACCTGCTTGTCACTGAGTTGATTTGACTCCCCCTGCGGGACTAGAACCCGCGTCGTTGTATTTTTGTTCTTTGCCTGCTCACGTGCTTGGTATTTGCCACATGCGTTGATTAACCAATCTGCAAAGTGGTAATTCATGAGTTCATCACAAAGATTCTTATCAGCGTTGTAGAGTTCAAATGCTCGCAACTCCCGATCGAACCAAGTGGCGTTTTTGATTTGCTCGTAAGTTTCCTGATCAGCTGCCAAACGAATTTCTTCACCAAGTTTTTTCAAACTCAACCATGTTTTTTTATTTTTAAATTCATCTGATAGATTCCCTGATAGATTCTGTGTCCCAATATTGGGACTGGTCTCGGTACCGTTTTTGGGACTGGTTGCGGTCCCAATATTGGTACTAGTACCGTTTTTGGAACCAGTACCGAAATTGGTACTAGTTCCGTTATTGGTACTAGTCCCATTTTTGGGACTAGTTTCACTAACCTCTTCACGGCCCATCACACCAATTAATTGGTAAACCTTCACACCGTTCCCTGTAATTTCACCTGTAAATCTAATTAAAGAAATTGCTTCAAGTTCATCTAATACTTTGATCACTGTTTTACGGTTAAGGACAGTGTCTTTAACCATTCGTTTAATGCTTGGGTAACACTTGTGAGACTCTCCTGCTCTATCAGCCAAAGCTAATAAAACGAGTCTTTGACTTGAGGTTTTAACATCGGCTTTGAAAGCCCAAATGGTTGCGTCCAGACTCATTACTCACCAGCCTTAGGCTTTACATATCCGCCCATGTATTCAATCTTTTGAGCCTTATACAAACTCGTTTCAATTTCTCCAGCCAAATACAAAGTAATGCGGCCACGGCGAGCGAGTTCTTGTCTAAATTCTTCCCGTGTTATGGCTGCATTCTTTTCGTTGTATCCACGCTTACGGAGATTTGCTTTGTTTCGTTCAAGCATTTTGTTTAGAAGATTTAGAGCTGGCTCATACCATGACTGGATGCCTTGTCTCTGCTTATATTCTGGAAGGTGTTTAAATTGTTGATTCATGACACCTCCGCCCGTGCTAATTCTTCTGCAGTTAATCGGCGCTGTGCTTCTAACTCTGCAATTGATGCCGATCTAAAGAATTGAACTGGTAGATCTAACTGTTTCCCACATGCTGACTTAACAAAAAGTCGTTTAGGGGTGCTGTAGTAAAATCCAAACACTTCAAAAATTTCGTTATGATCCAGTTCATTAACAACCACCATGTCACCCACTACAAATTCTTCTGAGTTGAGTTCGGTTGGTTGTTCTGATAAATTGCTCATGTTCTAATCTCGCTATAGATTCGAATGCCTAAAAGCCTGATTTCCGAGATCAGGCTTTTTTAATACTCTAAATTTGACTGTGTATTCTCATGGCATCCTCTGGCATCTCTTGTTTCCTTAGGATGACCCCACACCTTTCGCATACGATTGAACTTGCGTCTCTCCACCAAGAGTTTTTCTATGCAAGCTTCTCGTATCCAGTCTGCTTTTGTCATGTCGCTGGCATTAGCCACACCTTCGATGGACTCATCGGTCAAGTCATTAAATTTGACCGTTACGGGGTTATCGAGCTTTCCACCTAAAAAGCCCAACTCTCTTGCTTCATTCATTTCATCGGTTCTCATGAAAAGAGCAGCTCCCTTGCCTGATAAAAATCATGCAGGAATTACTTCATTCCTACGCTCTATATCCTTTGACTTGCGAGGATTGCCAATCGTAAGAATCTCTTGTTCTGTAAAGTTCTCACATAACTGTGCTATCGAATTTGAATAATTGCTTTCACCAGTGTACTCAGAACGTGGCAAGCAGTTTTTTTCAATCCATTTATAGATGGACCTTTCACTTAATTGGACAGCAAGTGCAACAGAACATACTCCACCAGCATCATTAATAACTTCTTTTAAAGTGCTCATCTTCAACCCAATAATGAACTATTGGTTCAACTTTATCAGGAACTGATAGTTCTTTCAATAACATTTAAGATTGAACCAAGAGTTCACAATGGTTATGCAATGACTTCACAAACTGACCTAGTTAAGCAAGAGTTTGCAAAACGACTTCATAAAGCAATGGATGCGGCTTCATTTCCTGTTCGAGGAAGAGCTCGCATTCTAAGCAGAGAATTTAAAATTTCAGATAAAGGAGCTGGGAAATGGTTAAATGGAGATGCCATACCTGAAACTTCCAAAATACCATTAATAGCCTATTTTCTTAATGTAAATTCTGAATGGCTATTGTCCGGTACAGGAAGTATGAATAAAGAAAAAGTTACGAGTGACAAATACTTAGATAACAATATAAATCTTAGTGAAAAAATTGAAATTTCTGAAAAATTAATTCCAGTAATTTCTTGGGTAGCAGCTGGCACGTGGAGTTCAATTGACTGTGTACCATTACATACTGAATTCGAGGAATGGTTACCTCCAAACCCTAAGTGTGGCAAAAATGGATACGGATTAATTGTGAAGGGTGAATCTATGTCACCCAAATTTGAACCAAATGATCGTATATACGTTAATCCAGATTTTCCAGTAAGTGATTTAAAGACAGGCGATTTAGTAATTGTAGCTTGTGAAGGTGAAAATGAAGCAACATTTAAAAAGTTAGTTATAGAAACTGATGGAATGTATTTAGAGGCTTTAAATCCTAAATGGCATGAAAAAATTATTGAACTTCATAAAGGCTGCAAGTTAATTGGCAAAGTTGTAGGTTTATTCAGAGATATTTAAAAAGATAAAAAGATTATGAATAGAGAAAAATATATTTCATATATTAATGAAAAACTTAGTATATTAATTGTTCAAATTGAAAATTATGGTATCTTGAATATATCCATACTCAATATACTTTCAGAAGATTTTTTCTGTGAGCTTTTTAATATTTTATTTGATTTAAACTTAAAAAACGTCAATTTTAATTGTTCTAATTATGCTTCGATTGACCTAGAAGATGGACAAAAAAAAATTGCTATACAAATCACCTCCAACAATAGCAAAGCGAAATATATAGAAACAGTTAATAAATTTATTTCAAATAAATTAAGTGAAAAATTTGATATTCTATATATATACAATATTACAAATAAAAAGAAACACAAAGAAGAACTTATTAAAATTGGAGAAAATGTTTATTTTAATACTAAAAAGCACATACTAGATAGACAAGATTTAATAAAGAGAATTAATAGTTTAACAATAGATAAACTATATGACTTACATATCTACTTCCAAAAAAATTTCGAAAAAAATTATGTAAATGATCAAAGTAACAATAAATTTGAAAATTGCAAGGAGGTGAATACTTTCTTAAGTATTATTGAGGTTCTTTCAGATGATGAAAACTATATTGAATGTAACACTTTTAGTGAAAAACCAGATCCTCAATATAAAATCTACAACCGTTTCTCTGATCATAGTAATTTTATAATTAATACTTACACAAGTTTATTTATTCTGTATGAAGGTATATACAAGAGCTTAGAAGATAATTTTCAAATTAGTACTAACAAACAAAGAAAAATGGAAATTTTTTTAAGAACTATTAGTAATCAAATTTTAATAGATTCTAATAATAATCCTCAATTAGCATTTAATAATTTAACAGATTTTTTTATTGAGAAGCTGACTAAAAAGAATGTAGAGTATGATGATGGAGCTATTAGATTTTCTCTTATAAAACAGCTCATTGCATGTAATGTTTTTCCTCAAGAGGCTTTTATTCAGCAGGCCCTGATATGAATAATATGTTTGTTAAAACAGAAAATTTAAATTTTGCACCACCTATTGTTGGTGCACAAATATTGCAACTCTTCAAAGATCAAAAAACAAATAAAATCAATGTATTAGATATCATGAAACACTTAAAATCTCAAAAAAAAATAAGTCCAAAAACACTATATAATGCCTTAATATTTCTATATACTATTGATCTTATTGATTTTAATGAACCATATGTTTTTTTAAAAAATGAAACTTAATAAACTGTATAGTGTACCTGAAATCTTCTCACCAATTAATTTTTACTCAGGTATGAATATTATTTTAGGTGATAAAAATGATACTACAGTAAAAACAAATGGTGTAGGTAAATCGCTGTGTGTCGATTTCATTAATTTCTGTTTATTAAAAACTTACAAGGAAACAAGACACTCTAAAATACCAAAACATTTGCTAAATGATAGCTTTATCTGTCTTAATTTTGATTTAAAAAATAACAATATTACTATTAAAAGGTCAAGTAAAAATCCTAATCATATTTTTTTCAAGATAGATGACAAAATTGTTGAATTTATTAAGTTAGAAGATGCAAAAGATTATCTTAACAACTTATATTTTAATGATAGCAACCATTATCCAAGTTTTAGATCTTTAATGGGGCCTATAATTAGAGATGAATCCTCTGAATTCAAATCAATAATTAACTGTTATGACACTCAAAAAAGAATTCCACCTGATTACTCTCCTCATCTATACTTCTTTGGAATAAACCCTAAACCGTATAAAGAAGTTAAAAGTATCATATCTGAAATTGGTTCAGTAAAAAAATTAAGAACTAAAATTAAAAATGATATTAAAACTCTTACAGGCCTAAATTTTGATGAGGCTCATGCAGTATACAATGAGTTAAATTCAGAAATTCAAAGCTTACAAAATAATATAGATAATCTTCAATTTGCAGATAGTTTTGAAGATGCAAAATTACTTCTTCTAAACTTAGAAAATAAAATTAAAGCTATTAAAAGTGAAGTAGCTATATATAAAAGTGAATTAAAAAAAATTAATCTTTTTTCTGGAGACAACTATATAAATATTAATGAAGTTGTTGAGACTTATAAGTTTTACTCTCAATCTCTTGGAGATTTAGTCTCTAAAAATTTAGAAGAAATAATTTCATTTAAGAATAGTATTGATAATTTTCAGAAAAGTATTCTGAGCACAAGAAAGGAATATTTAATAAGTACAATAAAGAAACTTGAAGATGAATGTGATATCTTGGAAAGTAAATTTCATGAACAAGTAAAACTATTAGATGATAAAAACTTATTCAGCACACTTAAGATTTCCATTGGGGAATATCATAGAAAACTTTCAGAACAATTATCTTTATTAAATCTTATTAAAGCTTATGATAAATTTGAAAATGAATTAAAAAAACTTAATGCTCTCAAAGCTAATGCTCTGCTCGATCTTAATCAGTTTATTTTAGAAAATGAAAAATCGATAAAAAAATTTGAATCAAATTTATTATCCATTTATCAAATAGTCATGAAGAATCAGAAATGTTCTTTCAATATTCAAACTAATAACACGAAAGAAATTTTAGATTTTAATCTTAGAATTTCTGATGATGGTAGTCATAGTCTAGATAGAGAAAAGGTTTTTTTATATGATATTTCACTATTAATAACGGATGAATTTAAAGATCGTCATCCAAATTTTCTTATTCATGATAATATTTTTGATATGGATCAAGATACAGCTGATAAGAACTTTAACTTTTTATTAGAATATTTTTCTGATCTTTTCAACAATCTTGACAAACAATATATATTTACATTAAGTATTGATAAATATAATATTGATTTTATAAATAGCGGTGATATTGATATTTATACTATTGCAAGGTTTACTAAAAATAAAAAGTTCCTTAATTTTAATTATAGTGAACTTGAGAAAACACAATTAGATTAAGTTGAACCAATAGTTCTTGACTAATTTGAACCATTAGTTCATATTTATCTCGTAGAAAACAAAAAAGCACCCCGACCTTCGAACTTCTGGGTGCTTTTGCATAACGCGAGGTAAGTATGAAACAAAACCCTATTCCTAGTCAAACCACATCACGCTTATATCAACACCCAACTGTTGAAGAACAGCGCCCTTCTCGTTTCGCCGCTATTAAAGCCAACGCATTCGACTTTCTTAAATTTATTGCCCTTTCTATTTTTCTGTGGGTAGTCATCTCATCTGCTATCACTTGGATGTTTGGAGGCTAATCATGAATGCTCAATTCAAACCACATCCAGATGGTGTTAAAGCTTATATGGGCCATGACCGCTTAACTGGTCTTTACTCTGTACGTATCGGCTGGACTGTTTATGCAGCTAATGCAAACGGCAGTGTGCTGTACACCGTAAAAGGCGACGTAAAGACTCCTTTAAATGTCGAAGAGTTTAAGGCAAAGCGTCCTAAGGTTTACGCATCCTTAATGAATGAGATTAGCTTTCAGCGCAAGAAAGCATTAGCAGTTGCCTTACAACTTAGCAACATCCCTTCATATGACCGCAAAGCATATAAGCAAAAACGCGGTTTTACAGGCTCAAGATAAGGATAAGAATAATGGCTCTACCGATTATTACTGCTGACCAAACTTTATTGGTTCAAGCAATTATTGTGTACCTATACGCTGATCCGGGTTTAGGTAAATCATCGATGGGCTTTACTGCGGAAAAAGCAATTTCTTTTGACTTTGACCGTGGTGCTCACCGTACTGGTGAATTACGTCGCGGTGCGGTTGTACAGGTTCAACAATGGAGTGATGTTGCAAACCTTACTCCGCAGGACTTAGCACCATATAAAACCGTAGTCATTGATACCGTGGGTGCAATGCTTGAATGCATTAAAACCCATCTATTGCTAACTGCTAATAACCGTCAAAAAGATGGCTCTTTAAAGTTAAAGGCTCAAGGTTTAGCGAACCAAACGTTCAAGCAATACATCAATACTTTGATCAGTTTAGGTAAAGATGTTGTTTTCATTGCACACGCATCAGAAGATCAAAACGGTGATCAAATTATTTACCGCCCAGATCTAGGTGGTAAAAACCGTAACGAGCTTTACCGTATCGCAGATGTCATGGGTTATCTAACAACTGTTACTACTGGTGAAGGTAAAAATGCCCGCGTTATTAATTTCAAACCTTCGCCTACACATCATGCGAAAAACTCAGGTGCTTTAGGCGGTGAAACCGGTGAAGTATGGGTACCTGATCTTAAAGCACACCCTACTTTCTTGGCTGACCTGATTACTCAAGCTAAAGATCACATTAACACCTTAACGCCTGCACAACTTGCAGCAGCTAAAGCCCAAGAAGAGCTAGAAAACTGGAAACAAAGCTGTGAAGAAGCTGAGCATGCAGGTGACCTTAATCAATTAACTGAGTCGCTTGATAAAGAACACATGTATTACCAGAACATGCGCCAAGCAATGTTAATGAGAGCTAAAGCATTGAATTGCACGTTTGATAAGCAACGTGGCACTTGGATTAGTCCACCAGAATTTAACGGTATCTCAGATCAACAAAGAGATGAACTTCAAAACTTTATTGCTGAACGTGGCCTCGATGTAAAAACAGTTTGTGAGCACTTCGGCATAGATGCCCTTATTCAAATTGAAGCGGCAAAACTTCAAGCAGTAAAACAAGAAATTGAAATATTGTCTAAAACAGGGATTAGAGCATGAAAAATTTTTTACTGGAGGAACCCTTCTAATGTCGAAACAAACTACTCCAGAGTTTCTTTTCGAGCCAAAGCTGCTACCCATGCAGCTTTTCGAAAAGTTCATAGTGTTCAACGTAAATGCTGGGTATCGCGGGAAAGGTACACCGCACGGCGTGAACTTGATTAAAGGTAATAAAGCCACCCTTTCAGTAAGTAATGAATGTGTGATGAACAAGGCAGCTCAAGAGCGATACAAGCTAATGCTTTTGAAGTATTTCAAAGAAGGTCGCTCAGCAATGGATGAGCTGGACCATGAAGTTAAACGTATTTATAGAATGGTGGCCTAAATGATTAATCTAAACCAAGAACTTGAAGATTTTGATGCTTATTTTTTTAAAAGACATGGTGAATTGCCATTAGATTCTACCTCTGAGGAATACGCCAATAAATCATATCTAAAACACGAGATGTTTAAGGCATGGAAAGCAAGAGCCAAAGCTCAGACGGTGCCAGAGGGTTATGTTGTAGTGCCAAAGGGTGTTTTAGATCTAACCCGATTTATGTGCAAAACGTGGGCCGAGATTGATAATTTTGTTTATAAAAACTGCACAAATCTTGGTGAATATCCAGTTATTCAGGGCACAAGCAATCAGTTTAATTTAGCAAAAATTGGTAATCAGAAAGTAGACAACAAAGCCATTCCCAGTGCTGTGAAATGGTTTTTAGAAAGCGAATCTGGAGCTGAGGGATGATTAATCAATTAAAACCAGTTGAAGTGGTGCGTAACCAGTATGGCGAATGGACACATCCGGAAGTAGACGCTTACTTGAAAAATATTCTTGGTGATGACGCTGAGTTTATGACTCAAGAGCAATGGGATGAGCTTAAGCGTCACTTCAATATTGTGACAGTTAAAACTTACTTAGAGTCAACTGTATCTCCTGATGAGTTTGATGAAATTATGGATGATGCAGATTTATCAAAATGGCAGCCATTGGCACCTCATGGATTCTTCTTAATGTCTATTTACTTCACGGAAGATGGTGCTGAAGCGTTGTTTGCAAAAGAAGTTAAAGCGGAAAGTAAGGAGGGGTAAATGTTAAAAGATCTGAGAAATCTATCTGATGCAGAGCAACAAGAATATTTGGATCGCTTCATAATGGCTAATGAAGAACAGAAGTTTCCTCAAGAAGTTGTGGCCCTTTATTTAGATTGCTCGCCTTGGACATTAGCTAGAATGCGTTGTGATCAATCATCTCTGCCTTTCTCGAAAATTGGGAGACGTGTTTCATATAAAAAGAAGGACGTTTTGAAGTATGAGCAAAGCAAGACTGTGCTTAATACAGCACAGCTTGCAACAGTTTAAGGCGGTTAAACCGCCTTTATTTCTTTTAATCTTTCTGCCCATACAGATTGGTAATTAAAGCAATCTATCTTACCTTGATACACCGCTTCAATCATGTTCATCGAAGCTCTTAATTCCTCATCTGGAATTTGAACATAACCACCTGTCACATCAATTCTTGGTTTAGCCGTGTGATTAAGAAGTCTTTTTGTCACATAAATATTAAATCTTAAAAGGTTGCATATAGTGGCAAATGTACGACGGAAATCATGCATTGAAACGTAATAGTCAACTTCCTTACCCACTCTATTCAATAATGTATCTACCTTAGTCGCATGCATATTCCACGAAGTAGGCATCTTAGTAGCTGGGAAAACCCAATCGTTTTCTCTTAATAACCAACGTTCACGCAAAATACTGTGTAGATGATCACCAATAGGAAAAGTATGATCTGAGCCATTTTTGGTATCTCTAAAAGTTAAGGTACCATTTTTAATATCTACATCAGCCCACTTTAGACAACATGCCTCCTGTTTACGGCATCCCGTATACATGCACATCAATACGATATCCCGATGCGTGTTTGACCTAGCAGTATTTTCCAGATTCAACTCATCTTCATAATGAAGCACCGCATTGTAATATTTGTGAATGATGTCTTTATGGAGATGTCTATCCCTACTTGCTATTTTATTCCAACCTCTTGTTACGGAAATAATGTCAACTGGATTACTTTTAAGGATCGGGTTCTCATCTGTTGAATAAAGAACATGAATATACTTCCATAAAGTACCTAAAAGAGATACAGCACCATTTGCTGACGACTCACTTGCTTCTGATACCTCAATAAATCGATCCAATACTTCTTGCTTTGATATCTGGAAAAGCTTTTTGTTGCCCCACCCCAAATATAAATCAAAGTACTTACGGTACTGCCTAATTGTTTTTGGCCTAAAGTCATTTCTATCAATATAAATTTGAAGAGCTTCATTCACTGTAATATCTAAAGGATTAGCAACATTCTTTAATTTGATAGGCTTTTCAAATTCATTGTTTGAAATTTTCGCCAGAATCATCTGAGCTTTTGCTCGAGCATTTGTTGCAGGAATATCGGTGGTTTTACCAATTGTCACTCGATAGAGTTCACCTTCATGCCTCCTTTCAACAATATAGGTTTTACTTTTATTGGTTACCCGAACAGCAAAACCGATCAGTTCTGCATCTCTATATATTTTTTGACCTTTTTCAGTTAATGGAATAGCATCAACAGTAGATTTGTTGAGTTTCAT